TGTGATGGCTCGTCAGGGGTTTTTTTGCTGCGGTTCAACCAACCCATCACTCAGGCATCTGCTCATCGTCAGCCTCAGCTTGCCCCTCAGGCATGGTTTCGGCAGCTGGCTGGCGTGGCTCAACAGGGTCAACCAGTCCACCGTTCTGAGTAGCTTCAACTTCTTCTTCAACGTCAAACTCATCACCCAGCACTTCGCCAGCTTCCAGCTGGTCAAGCAATGTTTTTTGAGTGATGGTGCCTGCGGTGTACAGCTGCAGCAAAGCTTGGATCTCTTGTGGCTCAAGCCGTGATGCAAGGAAGTCGCGGTTCACAAAGCTGCTGCCTGCCTGTTGTTCCTGCAAGAACGCAGCATGAAAGCCAAGGCAGTTGTCGATCAGGTCTTGCATCTGCTGTGCAATGACCATCATGGTGCTGTCGCCTTGGCTGCGATCGATTCGCTTCGCCTCTGCTGTCTCTGCGCTGAGCTTTTGCCCCAACACAGCAGCAAGGCCAAGTTCGTTGATCTGTGATGCGATCTGATCCAGCCGCTTGAACTGAGCTTCGTAGCTGCGGCCACCAGGCTCAATGTATTCAGCCCGGCCATCAGCAGGGAATGCAATGGCCTCACCAGGGCCAGCAGACACCTCTTCAGCGGCCTGTGGGAAACCATAGAAAGCCAGCATCGGCACAGCTGAGATGTGCAGCTGGTTGTCTAGGTCTGACTGGACTTGGTACTGCTTCAGGTTCAGCTCTGCAATGTCAGCCAATGGCGGCCTGGACTCCAGCACATTTGTCCGGTTGGAATATGCAACGGCAAACGGGATTTCACTGAGGCTGGTCGTGCCTTCTTCAACAACACGGAAATCACCCTTTGCATCCTTTTGGTGGATTTCAAAGGCGCCAGGCGTGAGGACACGCACCTGCTGCACTTCTTTTTCCCCATACAAGCCATCAGGCACAACAACACGTTCCATCAACCGCAGCTGGGTCAGGTTTTGTTTGCCGTCAGCGTTTTCCACACGCCAGCCGAGTATGTCCCTTGGGGTGTATGTCACCCAGTACGGACGCCCATCAGCACCAGCTGCAGGCGCATCGACAAGGACACCAACGTGGCCATACCGCACGCACTTGCGTGCAGTTTCATATGTCCAAACGTTCAGGTCATTGCCCTGCAGGTCAACGTCAAACAACTGCTCACGGATGTTGTCTGATACGTCTGTCAGCCGCACAGGCTTGCGGGTCAACATGCCCGCAAGCATGCGCTCCAAACGGACATAGAACGGCGCAAGAACACTTCTCAGCAGGCGGTTGTCATACGCCTCATCCAGTTCTCTTGGTTCTTGTGGCAAATATGTCCGGTGTTTTTTTCTGATGCCGTACGTGCCGAGCAGCAGGGTTTCAATCAAGAGCCAATGCGGCTCCATGTTTACCCAGGCAGTATTCGGGTCATTGACCTGCGTAACGTTGCCTACACGTTGGCGACCAGAAAGACCCGAGTACACAGCTGCAAACCACCCAGTTCCTGCAGCTTAGTAAAGCCTGATGCCTGTGCCCCGTCCAGCACGTTGATGCAGCGGATTGAACTCACGCCAAACCAAATAACCAAGGGCGTCATTCATGTGGTCATAGCCAGCATCTTTGTCTGGCTCACCACGTTCTGTATATGACTGCAGCTCAAGGCACTCAATAGTCCGCTTGCAACTGCTGACTACCTGCAACCTGACTTCACCTTTCCCGTTCTCCAGAACAGCTTGCACAGCAGCCACCCGATCACGGATGGGAGGATTTGACCTAGGCGATTGGTTGATGAAACCATAGGTTTCCAAGATCTGGATGTCGGTCTGGCTGGCGTTAGTAGATCGTGCTCCGCCTGATGCGTCAGGGTAGATATATATGCGGTTGTCGGGAAATCGCCTGCGTATTTCTTGACCCAAAGCGTCGGTGTCATGGGCACCGCTGACTTCATCAATCAGCAATAAATGGTTGCCAAGACGGACACCGATGACGGCTGACATGTTGCCAATGTTGAAGTCAACGCCAACCCGTAAGGGTTCAGAGCTGATATTTGGGTGTTCTGTTGTGACGTGTTTGGCCCGGTCAAAGCGGTCGTAAACCTGGCCTGTTGTGAGGTTGCAGAACTGACCTTCCAGGTACGCCTGGAGGAGTGATGGGTCGTAGTTGGCCTGCAGCCGTTCGATGAAGTCTTGGGGCAGATGTGGATTATCCGCCGAGCGCATCCTAATCAGCTTGCGATCATCACGCTGTTTGGCGTCATCTGTGCCAAAGGTTTGCCACATCCAGCGAAAGCCTTCAGGCGTGGATGCCGCTGCAAACTGCCTGACGTTGCCAGAACGCAAACGGCCAAGGATCTTGGGAAACGCCCTTGAACAAACGCTGGGATTGACCGTGTCAATCTCATCAGCAAGGACAAAGGCCAAGTTCAAGCCAATGATCCGTGACCAGTTCTCAAAGCTGCGGCACAGGATCTTCGTGTCACCACCAGGCAGGTGCAGTGTGTACTCAGGGAGTGGTGATGCCCTGTGGGTGTAGGGCACCTCATACGCCTCTAGGAAGCCCTCAAAGTCGTTCTGCCAAATGTCCCTGACCAATGGACCAGTCGGCTCCATCACGCAGCCAATGAAGCCCTGATTAGCAGCGGCAAGGTGCAAGGTCTTGGCAGCCAGTGCCCTGGTCTTGCCAGCGCCGTAGCCAGCAGACAACCCAATGATCTGCGTCTGTTCGTCTTCAACAAAGGCCAGCTGGCCAGGGTGCAGGTCAGCCCTTACCTGCTGTAGCAGCCGGTCAACATCAATCTGGCTGTCCTCAGCACCAAGCCGTTGAAGGATGTTGCCCCTTGGGATCGTGGACAGAACACCCATCAGTCATACAGCTTGGCGATCTTGGCAGCGGTGTTGATGCAGCCCAACACAGCTTGAAGGTTGGACTGTTCCATGCCCTTCTTGTGGACGACGTTCAACTGGGACAAAAGTATTGCGGCAAAAGCCTGTCGATCCAAGTTGAAATCTTCTTCAAGCCGCTTTGTGGCGAGGGCAATGTATTCATCGCTTTGCCTTTGCTTCAGCCCCCATTCACTTGCGGCGTATTGCAAAAGATCTGAACGTGTTGCCCCATTGGCAATCATTCGGGCAAACCTTGCTGTCCGAAACTCCTTTTCTGCTTTCGTGCAGCGTGGATTCTTGTCCATGGTTTCAGCCTAATGATGCAAATGAATCCAGGGCGTACCAGACGTGTGAGTTGCGATAGCCGCCTTGATGCGTGGGAACTATTGGCGTCACACCGTGACAGTTCCTCCATGCCGGATAGACAAGCATCGAGCCATCCGTTTGGTCAAAGGTGGCGTCGTAGTCAGGGACATGCAAGTTCCCACCAGTGCTGTTCCGGCGCTTGGTGATGATGATGTTGATGGCGCCTTTGACGTTGGCGTGATCTTGATGGATTGGCGCTGCGATGTTGCAGTTGCTGATGGTGCTGCTGAAGTGCTTTGCGAAGCGCCACTTCTCAGGAACACGGGCTTGGACCTTGCTGCTGTGCAGCTGGGTGACTTCAGGGGCCAGCTCCTGCACAAGCTGATAGGCGGTGATGCCTGCCTTGTGCATGGCTTTGACAAAGGTGCCAGCGGTCTTGCTGCTGTGGACAGAGGACCGTGTGCCGTATGCCCGTCGCATATGTGGCTTGGGCGGCACGCTGCCAAGGATGGCTGAGTACTGGGAGATGACGAGGTAACGCTTCTTGCCGTTGGGGCCAGGTGGCAATGGGCGCTTTCGGTCCATCATCGTTTTGGGCACCCTGGTTGAGTTGACCTCGTGGTCAGCAATGTTGATCAGGTTCCGCAGGTCATCAGGCAGTTGCTTGATGAACAAGCCGACTTGAGTGCCATCAGGGTCAGCAAGGATGCAGGACTCTGTGACGTTGGGCTGCAGCGTTGGACAGGTGTCCCCGATCTTGAGCTTGGGCGCCTTTGGCTGCAGGGTGAGGACTGGCAGCTTCATGACCACTTGAACTTTCCGTGAGTGATGGGGCGGAGCTTGATGTTCGTTGTGCCATCAGCCTTGGTGTAGGTGGTGGCGAGTTTTGGAAACCTGCCTGCAATGTCAATCAGGTGTGCCTTGTGGTCTGCGTCACGCTGTTGCTGGCCGCCAAGCTCTGCACGGATGCCACCTTCTGCGAAGTACTTGGTCTTGGGGCAGATGCCATCAAGCCTGATGACGCCTTTGTAGAGCTTGAAAGATCGCAGGCTGGATTCAAAGTCCTCGCCTGATGAGAAGTCATCACGGTCTGGGGCCGTCCAGACGGGGTCATGGGCGTATGAGCCAAAGAAGTTGGCGCAGATGTACCTGAGGCCTACCGACGTGGCTGGGTCCATGTAGAAACCGTTTTCCACTGGGTTGATGCCCCACATACGAGCCTTGGTCCGCTCGCATGCGCTGAACCCTTTGTTGGCAATGCGATCTAATGACCAGTCACAGGGCTCAAGCTTTTTTTTGCTATTGACGATGTGCAGGCTGTAGATGTCGTCGTCCAAGCTCAGCACTCTTGTCCCTGGCTTGTAGTGGGTGTTGATGAAGATCCGCTGCCTGCCGATACCAGGCTTGCCCTCAACGATGCGAAGCTTCAGGCCAACCTGTTCAAGGGCGAAACGGTAAGCCGCAGTCTCTTCAGCGTTGGCTGTGAAGACAGTGACACGGCTGAAATCAGCTTTGTGCCGCTTGAGGGTTTTGAGCGTTGCCTGAAGAAGGATGTTGACCCTTTTGTAGGAAGGGATCGCAATCTGGTAATCAAGCATCTTTCAGGGCGTTGATCAGCAGCATGCCGACGTACTTGCCCTGCTTACGGGCTTCAGCGACAAGCGCCTGGGCCTCCTCGTAGTCCTCAGGCTCAAAATCAATCTGGATGGCTTTGCGAACACCAGCGGCATATTCCGACAAGTCCTCTTCCATGTCGTCCAGTGCGGACAGGTCAATGTCCTCACCAAAGGTGGGCAGGTCATCACCCCAGCCCAGCAAGGTCAGGTCGTAGCCAGCCTCACCCAGGGCCTGCAGTTCAGCCTGCAGCACATCGTCATCCCAAGTGCTGTTGAGTGCCAGCTGGTTGTCAGCAATGACGTAGGCCCGCCGCTGTTCAGCTGTAAGGTGGCCAAGAGTGATGGTCGGCACTTGGGCCAGGCCCATCAGCTCAGCAGCCAACAAACGACCATGGCCTGCGATCACATTGCAATCATCGTCAATAAGGATTGGGTTTGTGAAACCGAACTCCTTGATTGATCGGACAAGACGATCAAGCTGTGCTTCTGAATGTTGCCGTGGATTGTTTTCGTATGGTTTGAGAACTTCAGTTTCACGCTGGACGATTTTGTCTGATGCGATTGTCACTGCCAGTTATCTGGATTCGCTTTCCAGAGTAGCCGTAGTTGTTCAGATGTTGCTGTGTCCGAAGGTGTTGGTCCATGTTTGAAGTCGGGGGATAGATCGCCACACACAGGCGCCCTGCTTTCCCTTGCTGCACCCAAGGTTTTGTATAGCTTTCAGCCTGTCTGGGGATGGCAGGCATCAGGCTCCCCGACTGTGAGTCAAGAGCTGTCGCCCTTGCGAAACGTCAGGTCTTTCCAAAGGCGCTTGAAGTCATCACCGGTCAACTGCCCTTTGAATCGTTTTACTGCACGGTGACACCAGACAAGGTTGCTGTGATGAACCACCTTGGCTTCCCCGTAAACCGTGACCAGTTTCCTTGGGATGTCCAAGGTGACTGCAGCTGTTTCCTCGCCACCAATCTCAATCACAGCCCCTGTGTAAAAGCAACGCCCATTGAACTTGTCAAAAACAATGTGCAGCCATTCCGGCGTGTAGCCGTCAACAAAGCAAGAGCCATGGACAGAGGCGGGCCCGCGTTTGTGCTTGAAGTAGTTCTGGATCGAAACCCTAGTGATGCAATGGTGGCAGGTAACCCGATGCAAGGCTTGGGGCCTTTTGCAGCAGCTAGTACACAAGCCATTTGCCAAAGCCTGTTTACGGTCTTGCAGCGATGGCATTACTCGTACTCTTCCACGGTGTAGGAAAAGCCGCAGTCCTTGGCGTCTTGCACCAGCTGATCACGCTCATGGGTTGTGTAGGCCCATTCGGTCCACTCAAGCCTGCCGTCAAGCGAGGCTTCAACGTAGTAGCGGCATTGAGGTTCCATGGCTTGAAGCTTCAGAAGGTTGGTGGCTTCAAGCTCATCTTGGTGCTTTTGGAAGGACTCGAAAAGGCTGAGCATGTAGTTGTGATTGTCCATGGTGTGCGTACCTCTCGGTGTGGTGTGGATCAGCAGATGCCGTTGGCAGCGAACCAGAAAGCAACTTCACCAGCCAGGTCATCTTCGTTGGTGGTGCCTTCAGCGATGAGCTTTCTGGCTTGCTGCTTGATTTTGTACTGCTGAATGGCGGTGAGTTCACCACCCAGTTCAGCTTCGATGGTTTCGATGATGTTGAAGAGGTTGATCATGTGAGTTGGCATCCCTGCCTTTCTTGAACTTATTATGGCATGCCATTGGCATATTGGCAAGCCATTGGCCTCACATTTGGAAAGCTTTCACGCCTTGCACTGTGTAGCTGTCGTCAAGGTCAGAAGCTTGAAGCCATTCCTCGGCTTCTTGGCGGGTGAAGAATGCAGGGCCTTCAACCATGCTGACCTGCTCACCGCAGTAGTCGATGGTGGTGACGGCTTGAAAAAGAACGGTGTTGTTCATGGTGCTGTGTGTGTGGAGTTCTCACCCCGTTGATTAGATTATGGCATGCCACCGTGTAGATGGCAAGCCATTAGCTGAAATCAATCCCAGCTGTTGTAGTACTGGGGCTTGCCGTCCCAGATGCGGAAATACTTGATGCTGTCGGAAACGTATTGCTTGCCCTCTGACACCTGAATCCTTTTGCGGAAGACAGGTACATGCTGAAACGGACTGTCTGGCTCAAGCGATTTCATGTCAGGCATAGCCTTCCCCTCACCACGGCCATCGTCGCCAGTGACGATGGTGTTGATGCAGCGCATCCATACGCTGGCCTTTGTGACACGGGTGACGACGTAGTACTCAACCAGCGTCATGTCGTAGCCGTAGCTGGAGCAAACGATTTGCCCAACTTCAAAGCGGTCGGTCTGCAGTGCTGTGGTGGTCATGTGAATCCGTCTCCGGCTTGTGTTGATTGGCAAGGGATGACGCTCAAAGCGCGTCTGTGAAAGAACCGTCGCTCCAAAGCTCACGGCGGACCATTTTCAAGCCTTTGGCTGCAACAGCCCTTTCTGCTGTCGGCAGGTCGGACTTTCTGATGATGACCGCCTCAGTGCCGAAGCCCAGGAAGTTTTGGCCTGCCTCAGAGGCTGCCTTGATTTTGAAAGTGGTTGAGGCGAAAGAACCAGAAACAAGAATGAGGTCCATGTTGTGTGCCGTCCCCGGCTGAACTTGATTAGATCATGGCATGCCATTGCACAAATGACAAGCCATCACCATTCATCGTCTTCTGCTGCTGGTGCAGCGAAGACGCTGCCCTTGTTTTCACGGATGTCCACACCCCAACGCTGATTGCTCATGGTCAGCATCTCGTTCCCAAGCTTGGCGATCACCATCCGATTGGGATTGGAGCCATCACGCACAAGCCA